TTGAAAGCCGCTAACCCTAACTTAGATATCTAAACTAATCGGACATGAAGTGGAAACCTTTAGATATTATATATGGGTTAGGATTAATACCATTGCTCTTAAGCCTCTCCCTATTCATCGCAATCTATTGGGTTGGATACTTTCCTATATGGTTGATAAAGAGGTGGTTAAAGACTAAGAAAATGGGTAAATAGAATGATATGAGATTATTAATATTAACACATGAACGTTCCGGTGGTATGAGTTTATTAAATTGGTTAGGAAGAGAATTAGGTTTAAACTCCTATCACGAACCATTCAATAATCCAATCAAGCCACTCGATATTCTGACATTAGATAATATTATTGTTAAAGATTTTCCACACCATATAGAGGATATGTGTACAATGGGTTTAACGGAATTTATTTCTACATTTGATTATGTAATTGTATTAACACGAAAAAATACATATGAAACTGCAATATCATCTATATTTATGGGTTCTAAAGAAAGAGGAACTGAACATGCTCATACCATATACACTATAAATGAAGAATGGATTAAAAAATACGAATCGGCTATATTAATAAAACAAAAAGAATTGGATGATAAAATCAAAATATTAAAAAATATACCAAATGTTTTACAAGTTACATATGAGAATATTTATGAAAATACCGATGATATAATAAAGATATGTCAATATGTTGGATTACAATTTGTTGGAAATAAGGATATGTTGAATAATAAGTATAGATTAAGAAATGGTAAAATTGGAGTACCTAAATTTCATCATCATAAAAGATATATAGGTTTAATATAAAACTATCAATAGAGATATAAAAAATTTCTTAAAAAACGACTTGGCCCCCAACCCCCACCCCCAAAAATTTGTATGGATTAAATTTGGAAAAGTAGATAATTATTCTTATATTGTAAGTTATGAACATTAGTGTATTAGATAAGTTGGAAAAGGGTTCAATACTATTAGATTGGTCTACATATTTGGTTCGTATGAATTTAACTTCAAAGCAATTATCTAAATTGATTGATAAGTTAGATAATTGGAAATCTAATAAATCTTGTAAAACTATAATACTAATTAAGTATAAGGTATTACCGGCATATATCATATTAAATCGTAGTGATTTCAAAAATTTGGCAAATCATTTAATGGGAGTAATGGTAAAAAAAGAAATGTATGAAGAATGCGCTCGTTTACAATTAATAATTAATAAATTATAATTTAAAAAACAATAATATGATTGATAATATAAACATATTCGAAAACTTCCTGTCAACCGAAGAATGTGGTAACATTTTAAATAAATGCAAAGAAGAATTAACATTATCGGATGCTAAAGTATATAATAATAATTCCAATACTTTGCAAACAAAAACAACTAGAAAATCATCAATCGGTTGGATATCTGATTTAGGGTTTTTAAATAAAAGATTAACAAATAAATTAAGAGAAACTTTCAATATAAATGGTATGGAAGTTACCGGTATTGGACCATTTCAATTTACTGAATATAAGGAAGGTGAGTACTTTGATTGGCACACCGATGCCAACAATGATGTATATAGAGATAGATTTACATCGATAGTAATTCAATTAAACAATACATACGAAGGTGGTACATTAGAAATTAAAAACCCTAAAGGAGAATTAGTACCAATAGAAAATAAAATCGGAACATTATATATTTTTAATTCAAGATTAACTCATAGAGTAACTTCAGTAGTGAGTGGAGTTAGGTATTCATTAGTAAATTGGATATCATTAGTTAGAACGGACTCAACAAAACGAAATCTTTTATAATATGGAAAAAATATTTTTCGATGATTCCACATATATTTGGAAAACTAAATTAAATCGTTTGAATGATAAATTGGTATTTTTAAAGGAAGCATATTCCATCATAGAATCTCAACCCAATACTAAAACTGATGGATTTGGTTATAAAAAAGAATGGAATAAAAATTTAAATTTTATTGGTGATATTAAAGTAGAAACCAAATTAGATGAAATTGTTCAAATTGGCATTAATAAATGTAAAGAAATTTATAATGAAAAAAATATAACTTATAATAAAATTAATACCGATGCATGGGTAAATGTAGTTCGTTCTAAAAATCCTGTACAAGAAAATTTTCATACCGATGAGAAGTATCATATACATACCGAAATTAATAAAAAAAATAAAGACTTCATTCCACATTATACATACGTTTATTACATTCAAATGCCAGATATAATGAATGGTGATGACGGTGTTTTATATTTTAAATCAAAAGAAGATAAGGAATATTGGATAAGACCAGAAGAAGATGATTTAATTATAATGGAGGCAGATATGCCTCATTCACCAAATAGTGCATCGGAATCAACTTTAGATAGAATTGTTATGGCAGGTAATGTGGGATTTGATTTTATTAAAAACCAGAAATCGTTAATATAATGTTAGTAGAAAATAAATTTTTATTTATATCATTACCAAGATGTGCATCAACTTCTTTTTATATATCATGTTTAAGAAATGGATTTGATATAAAGCATTTTGACCAAAAATTTATTGATTCTGCTAAAGACTATATAAATTTAAATTTAGATAATGAAAAATTAGCAGATAAAATGTCCCATACTCATGAAAAAATTAACAATTTAATTGAAAAATTTGGAAATGAATATGAAATAATTGCAATTAGACGAAATAGACATGAACAATTTATATCACTATGGAAACATATTATTGATGTGGTTGATATGGGATACTCATCAGAATTAACTGATATATTTAAAAAAATAAAATTAGATGATATACTATTTTTTAAAGATTTAGATTTAATTTCACCGGATTCTCAAATGTTAGTAATTAAAGATTTTGCAAAAAGAAATGGAATTGAGAAACATCTTACCCCATTTATAAAAAACTGGCTATTAATATTATTCAGACCAATATCATTTTGGCATAATAATAATCCAAAAATAAAATGGTTTGAATTTGGAAATTTTGGAGAATTAGAGGAATGGGTATCTAATAAAACCGGTAAAGCATTTAAGATGGAAAAATCAAATGGAAGTCAACATTTTGAATGTGAGTTAAAATTAAATAATGAATTCATAAAAAAATATAATAATATTTATGATTATTACGATATTCAAAAAAATAATAAAACATTAATATAACATGGCACTTATACCTACAATTAATTATAAAGAAATATTTGAAGCTTGGAAAACTTCTCTAAACCCAACCGCTAGACGTGAAGAATTAGCTAAATTAAGACTTGAAGTTTGTTTGGGATGTGATTATAGAAAAGAAGTAATAAAAGGATTAAAATGGAGTGCGTATTGTGGTGATTGTGGTTGCCCATTAAATAAAAAAATATTTTCAGCAACTTATAATGCATGTGGATTAAAAAAATGGGGCGAAGTTGATTCTAATTATTTAGAACTAGTGGAAGATAAAAAAAATCCTACTATCATTTAAAAATAACTTTAAATTCAATTTTAGTATATTTATAGATACATTCAGAAGAAATAAATAAAACATTTATGAAAGCAACAATAATTGGTAGTGATTATCTACAAAAAAATGGTTCGGTTAAGTTTTTAGAAATAAATACAAACACCACAATTTATAATGAAGGCGCAGATTTGTTGGATTACACTGCGTTATTTGATGTGTTAATTACCAATGGTATTACCGAATTCCATCATATATGGACAGAAGGTGATTCTCATAAACCTATAAATCAACCAAATAGATTTAAACAAATATTAAAAGAAAAATGTGCAGAAAATAATATAACATATACTGACCATAGTGTACCACAGGGTTCAGTAACTGTCCCATTTATAGAAGATAGTGATACTAAATTTATTTTAAGACAATCTTTTGATACAACTGCATTAGTAGATGAAACGTATTGTGCTGATAAATTTGAATTTTTTAATTTAATGAAAGATTCACAGTATATTCCAAAAACAAAATATACATCTGATACGTTAAATTTAAATACATTAGATGAAGTAGATTATACTGCTACGAATCCAAACGTATTAATAAAATATCGATATCCCCAATACGATACGAGATACTACCCTGCATTATATACAGTTTCAAATAATAGTGAATTGAATGAAACTATAAGTTCAGCTGAAAGTAATTATTTAATTCAGGAATTTATATTTTCGGAAGAAAATTTGGTAGAAGATAGATATTCAATTATAAGAGGAATTGATATTATATATGGTTCAAATTTAGATACCATTAATATGGGTGGATACACTCAATCTTCAATAATACCAATTTCATTCGCCACCGATGAATTTGTTGTTGATACTAAAAAATTAAATCAAAAAACAAGATATAAATATATTACAAAAGAAGTAGGTAATAGTAATGATGTTGATTATCATACTGATGATGATTCAAATATTTTAAAATACGATGGTACGTTAACAAATGTTACCACCATACAATTAGGTGATTATATTCGTTCTATAAATTTTGTAGATTCAAATGAAAATGAGGCTGCAAACTTTACAAGCGAAATACTAACATATGCTTGGGATAGTACGTTACAACAATCAAATGAAACGTTGACACAAATACAGTCTGAATTAGTGGCTATGGTATCACAATCGGTAGAAGTGATGATGATAAAAATAACACTAGCAGATGGTAAAAATTGGACAGATACCACTGGATGTTTATATTATGTTGAGGAAAAAGATTCAACCGCAACTAGATTTGAAAAAGTAAATAGTTTATATGTTGGAGATAAATTAGTTGTAACTGATATAAATACAAATGAATTAACAACAATTGAAATCACTGGCTTAGAAATGGTGTTTGAATCCAAAACAATATACTCATTAGACTTTGAACCAGGTGATTTATTTTTAGTAGACATAGAAGATGGAATATATAGTATAATGCATAATAGCTGCTACGCTTGTGGTTACTCCCCATGCGGATGGTATGGATGTGCCAGCTGGTGTCCGGTTTGTAATAATAATCCAATTCCGAAACTATAAGTAAAATATAAATTAAAATAAAAAAAATATTATGGCAAAGACACCAAAAGTTAGAGTAGAGAGACCATTGACAGTTATTAAACCGGTCATTGCTCCATTACCAACCGATGTAAAAACAAAAATATCAACTGCATTCCAAGCACTTGTAGCTAAAATTAAAGAAACACATCTTTAATATTATGCATTATGAAATTGTTTACATTTGGGGATAGTTGGACTGAAGGGGTTGGTGGAAATGTTGAAGATGAATATACTACGGATAATCCGGAACAAAGAACAATAATAAGACAAAAATATTGTTGGCCTAAACACTTATCAGAACTACTTGAATGTGAAGTTAAAAATAATGGAGTTGCTGCATTCTCAAATAATGCAGTATTTAACGCAGTATCGTATCAATTAAAAAACGAAATCATCACTCAAAATGATTTCGTTGTTATTATGTGGTCATCATCTTTAAGGGATTCATTACCTTTTTTCCCCACCGAAGATGATTTTTTTATTTGGGGTAAACGATACAAAAGTAAAGAACATCTTTTAAAATATATTTTTGATGGAGTTAATGGTGATAATATAAACTATAATAGGGCGGAGAAAAATTTTAGAGATTATTACATAGGTAATTTATTCAATGATACTTACTATGATATAGTGAATCAAAACTATATTTTACATCTTCAATTTATATTTAAAGAATTAGGAATCAGATATCTTTTTTGTGATGCGTTTGATATAATGATTAATAGAAATATTCATAAGTTAGTTGATAAAACTGATTTAATTGAGAGTGATAAATATTGGGGTTATCAAAATAAAACAATGGCAAATTTATTAATTGATACTAATAGAAAAGATGTATGGGAGGATGGTAATAATTGGATAAGTACTACTGCGGGTAAACATCCAAGTAATAATGGATATAAATTAATTGCAGACGAGTTATTCAAATTCATAAACAATAATAATTTATTAGATTATTATGAAATAAGAAAAACTAATATAATATGAATCATACCGTAAATAATTTCTTAAATGATGATGATTGTTCTTATTTTTTAAAAAAAGCATTAGAGATAGGTGTACCTTTTAATTATAATCCAAACGAAAATTGGGATTGTAGACGAATCTATGATGAAGAGTTAAAATTAAAAGTATATAACATATTAGAAAGTAAATATAAAACTGGAGATTGGAATTTGTGGATAGATTTTGAATCTTTAAAAGTAAAAAGTATAAATGTGAGTTTAACAGCATATTATGAAGGAAGGTATTTAAATCTACACAAAGATTCTAGTAGTTCTTTAACAATTGTTATAGTTCTAAATGATGGTTATGAAGATGGAAGATTTGCTATAACTAATACGGTTAATAATAATTATCATTTTGAAAATTTAAAGAATATGGAGCTTATAGAACTTTCTAAGGGAGATGGTATATCTTTTATAGGAAATAAAATATTTCATGGAGTTTTACCTGTAACCATTGGTAAAAGATATGCTTTAAACATTTGGTTATCGGAGGAAGAGAATAAATTCGTACCTATGAAAAAAGAAAAATCTATTTTATGAAAATTTTAATAATAGCTCTACCAAGAACAGGTTCAACATCTTTAATGAATAAGTTAGCAAATGAAAGAAATCTAAAACCATTTTTTGAACCATTTGATGGAACTAATAGAGTTATTTATAATAATGAAGATAATTCGGTTGTTAAAACAATAATATGCCATCATCAAAATAATTTAGAGATTATTAGTAGGTTTGATGAGATTATACTTCTTAATAGAAGAAATATAAAAGAGTTAATAGAATCCCATTCATATCAAACTTATTTTTCAAAAAAAAGTTATAATTCTAATAATGAATATGTTTATAAAGCACCACCACAATATATTATAAATTTATGCACATCTGATATACTTAATTGGAACAAAGAAATTAATTATTTATCAGAGGTTATCAAAATACCAATTACATATTATGAGGATATATATAATCCAAATGATGCGAGCCGGTTGAGAAAGGATAGGTTAAATGGCTATGAAAAAAAACTTATATAATTAATGAAAATATACATACATCACCCATATAAAAAATCTATATTTTATAAATTAGCACATAATACTACAAATAGAGAATATTTTATTGAAAATAACGAAGGTGTTGTAAAGTGTAAATACAATGGTGTTAATATTGAAATCGTTTTTAAGCAAGAAATGAGCTTTGAGGAAGATGGTTATCATATTTTAGATTATTTCACCTCATTTTTTTATGGAAACCAAGATTCAAAAATTGGACACATATTACCCGATAGGGATTATATGGAGAGAGAAAGTCAGCAAATTTTAAAAATATTTATTAAATTATTAAAAGATTGTCCGGAAAATCAAAAATGGATAATAACTTATTTAAGAACTGAAAAAATATTACAAACAAAGGATGTTGATTATGTAGATGAAAAGTGGATTGAAATCGAATCACTTATAAATGAATTAAATAAGCATCATATTATCACAGATAATATTTTTTTAAATGAATCGATAAAATCACAACACTCAAATTTTTACTATACCTTAACCAACACAATTTTTCAATGGAATCACAATTGGAACATTAGATGGTACTACGAATTTAAACAGGTATATGACAAGTTAAATTTTGATTACGATTTAATGTATAGTATTAAAAATCATAAAATAAATAGAGTTAATATTATAAATGAATTAAGTAAATTAAAAAACAATAGGTTATATTTACAGCATACAAATGCGTTACAAAATCCAGCATATCAAAAACATTCGCCAAAAATATTTCACATAAATACAAATTCAATTTATGGGGATACGGATTTTGATGATATAAGCTATATAGCAAATCATCAAGGATATATGGATGTATTTTTTAGAGTATTACCTAAAGCTAAAATGCAAATATTATGTGAAAGTTGGTCTTGGAGTAACAGAGAATTTACCTCACAATATTTATCGGAAAAAACATTTGGATTGTTATTAGCAGGAATTCCTTTTATTTCAACACACGAATATCCATTACAAATGATTGAGAGGATGTTAGATGTTCCACCTCACCCATTCTACAACGAGTCAAAAAAGTGTAAAACCAATGGTAAATTATTTGCTCAATTTGTAGATAAATTTTTACAAAATTTTGATGAAAATTATAAACTATGTAAAGAATGGTCAGATTTAGTTCATAATAAATTAATGTATAAAATAGAAAATGAAAACTCACTATTAGATTTAATAATCGGAGGAGGATTAAAAAGTGAGTTTGTAATTAAAAAATCCTTAATATAATGAAAGTGGTATTTACATATTTGCCAATTAGATTAAAGGAAATTACGGAAATTTATTTAAAATATTCAATTGAGAATTTGAATGCACAAAATATAAGACCCGTAATATTTTCAGATAAGGATTATTTTAAAGAAACCAAATTAAGTTATGAATGGATTGAATTTAACGTAGATGATAAATATAAGAAACCAACAATGTGGTCATACCCAAAATTAAAAGTATTATCATTGTTATCTTTTCCATTTGTACATCTTGATAATGATTTAATAGTTAATGATTTTAGTAAATTAAAAAACATAATAGAAATCGATAGATTAAATTTAGGTTATAGACATTCCTTAAACGAATTACAAAAAACGCATTTTACTGAAATATACAAACGATATTCGGATACTCCATTAAAATTCAATAAATTAAATAATACTTGCATAGTAGCAACTAGTGATTATATTAATATCAACAAAGCTTATTCGGATGTACTGAATATCGTAGATTTACACTATACATTTTTTTCAGAAAAATATAATGGAATACCACCCATCACTTTAAATCAGCAATATTTGAATTTATATTTTGATAATATAAACTATCTATTTAGTGAAAACCCATCATTTGAAAATATGAATAAAAATGGATTATGCCATTTGGCAGAAAAAAATATGGTTAGTAATTTTGTACTAAACAAAAATTTAATATGAGAAATACTCTATGGGCGTTCGGTGATTCAATGACATTTGGGCATGGGTGTAATGTAGATTGTAAATCTAATACTAAGCTAGAATACTTACCTTATAAAAAAGAAGGAGATGATATTTGGTCAAATCATTTATCCAAAATGTTAGATTATGATGTTGTTAATTTAGGAAAAAACGGCGCATCTAATGATTATATATTTGATGCTATAATAGATAATTTTGATAAAATTAAACCAAACGATGTTGCTGTTATAAATATGACACTACACGGAAGGATTGAAGTACCTTTTAAGAATGGTACATATAACATCCTAAGTGGATATGAAAAAAACAAAACGTCTATGGATGATAAAGAACCACAAATTAGACATGCCAAAAATCAAACAAACGAATCAGATGATGAAAAAATAGAAGCATTAATAAATTTTCAATATCATTTTTCAAATCATCAATTTTATAAAGATAGACATACTAAAAGATTTAATTTTATTAAAAATATATTATTAAAAGAAAGAGATGTTAGATTTGTTTATCTATGGTCATTGGAACGAGATTTGGGTCTGTATGCATCTTTTCAAACAATATATGATGCAACGAATGGCGAAGTAAATGATACTCATTTTTCTTTTAATGGTCATTTTAACTTTGCTCATTTTTTAAATTCTATGATAAATAAAAAAATACTATAAGTATTTGATTTTTTCACATTTTTTTCATATCTTTGTTACTATGATAATTGTACCTGAAACTCCTATAACAGACATCAGCTTCCAAAAATGGAATCCATGCATTAGAATCGACTTGAAAGATGATGAATTAGGTGAGTCTTTTTACTACTATGTAATCCCATTAATGGATGTGACCCAAAAAGAATTAGAAGAATCGTTGGATACTATACCAGCATTATGGTCATCCGAATCTACCGAGTTCGAATCCGAAGAAGGAGTTACCCTATATACTATGCGTTTATTCGATGAAGATATGCCAGAATTAACCACAGAAGAGGAAGTTGAGATACTTTATAAAATTTTAACGAAAAAAGACCTCTATTAATTTGGAAATTTAAAAAAATTGTTGTATATTTGAGGTATCTTTTAATAGTACTATAATAGACAGCACTAGAAAAGCTTAAAAAAAGAATAATAAAACTTAAATCAAAGAAAATGAAACAAAAGACAGAAAAAGAACTGAAAGACAATTATGGCAAATTCATCGCCGTTATTAACAAGTATTTTACAGGAGAAAGATTAGAGAAACTCTTATTCATGTATTCAGAAGATGAATTAGGAGTTAATTTAGCAATTGCACCAGCAAGTGGAAATGTTGGATATCATAATTGCTACACAGGTGGTTACATAGACCATATTTTTAATGTTTGTAAAAATTCGCTAAAAGTAAAAGAACTATTTATTCAATTAGGAGGTAAGGTTGACTTTACTGATGAAGAATTGATATTTTGTGCATTACATCACGATTTAGGTAAATTGGGAACAAAAGGAAAACCATATTACATAGCTAATCCTTCAGATTGGCACATTAAGAATCAAGGTAAAGTATTTACAGCTAATCCAGAGTTATCTCATATGACTCATACCGATAGAACAATGTTTCTATTGCAACAATATAACATCAATGTTTCAGAAGCAGAGTATT